AAGATTCTAATTCTTGGTTGTTCTACTGACATGTTAGCCTCTCAACATATGCTTTCTATTTAATTTACGTTCTTGGGTATTGGGGAAGTCTTGATCTTCCCCAAAGTCCCATCCCATTTGACCTAGATTTCCTGCACACTCGGGCGTGATCTCAACTAAGAGTTCTTCGCCCTCACGTCCACGATTCTCATTTCCATCTGCATTGAGTTCGGTCATCTGTTTAAGTTTTTGTTTATAATCATTCATAAGAGTATTTATAGTCCTTGTCTATCTCGTTCTATGATGTATGATTTTACTAGCTTACTTCGAACAATGTCGGATGCTTCGAACTCAACAAAGTTGAACTCTTTCATCTTCTTGATCACTTTCATGAACAATCGTAGTCCAGACATTTCTTTCTTGCGTTCACTAGTAAGGTCATCTTGCTTAACATCACCGCAGAAAATAATTCTACAATTTTCTCCTACACGTGTCATTACTGTGTGCAACTCTTGGTCACTCATATTCTGTACCTCATCTACGACAATGATACAGTCATCAAATGTAGATCCTCTTAAGAATGATGTAGAGATAAACTCGACATTATTTCTCTGTTTTAGAATCTCATATGCATCGCCTCTATTGAATAGCTTGGATGCAATATCGTAATACGGTGCTTCGTAGACTTTCATCTTGTCTTTCTGAGAGCCAGGCAAGAAGCCAATATCTCTAGTAGGAACTACTGATCGTACAATGAAGACTTTTTTATATTGAGTGTTTTTCGACATGACTTCTTTCAGAGAGAAGTATAGACCCAGAAACGTTTTACCTGTTCCTGCAATGCCGTGTAGCATTAGATTTACTCCACTTTCCCAAGACTCAAACGCTACAGCTTGATTGTCTGTCATTGGGCGAATGTCACTACTTATAGAGAATCCGTGTGAAAAATTATTGTCTTGGTCTAGTATTCCTTGTTGTCTGAGAACTCGTCTTTGCCTTTTGGTTAGTCGTTGCTGTTGTTGTGCAGGCATGAAACATCCTTATGGTTATCTAGTTTGAATTTTAGACCCCGGACTATTCTTATGAATGTTTTTCATTAGTGAATTGAAGCTATCGGGAGTCTTGATTACTCCCATACGATGTGGATCACCAAGAGCAGGTGCCTTAGTGATGATTTGTTTCATATGGGGATTGGCAGACAGGTAATCCTCACGTGCGTCCATCTTCATGATTTCTTCAATTTGTTCACCCGTTTCAGTATTCTCAAACGTGTATATAGGCATTAAGTAACTCCAGTAATTAAGATAAAAGGCAGTGTGACTGCCTTCAAGTGTACCCATCTAATGGATATTTATATCTAAGTTGCGCTCTTAACTGAGCATTTCGTAGATTTCTTTCCAATTATCTACCTTAGTGACTTCATCATGGTGCCAGTCTTTGCTGAATGGGTGATTGATTAGAATCGCATTCAACCCCATATTAGCACCAAGTTCTGCATTCTCGGGCTTATCTTCAACCCACATACAGCCACTATCTAGATACGGCGCTAGTGCATCGTCTTTATCAGCACCAGTGTCTAAGCATACAAGCTTATCAAAGACAGTCTTACCAAACAGATTATCAAGATTCAGTTTTCTTAACTGACCTGCATGTCTGTCTAAACTCAAACTAGTAATACAGTGAAACACGTATCCCAGTTCTTCATGGATTTTTTTCACGTACTTAACTGAATCTCTCAGAGGAGGCAAACAGCACATAGTAGCACTTTCATTAAAGTACTTAACTAGTTCCCTAGCTTTCTCTTTAGTGATACCGTAAGTAGTGTGAATGTCGTAGCATTCATTAGGAGTGGATAACTCTTTATATCCATGTTCTTCCATCCACATAGAGAAACTATGTAGCCAATCGACCAAGACTCCATCACAGTCGACCAGTATTAATTTTTCATCTTTATTCATATTATAACCTTCTTTCATTTATAAGTGTACTATAGCACACTTTCATAGTATAGTCAACCCTTTATTCAAAAAAACTTGCCTTTTGTTTATTCTTCTGGCGTCTTGCCTTCTGAATACTTGCCCTACGTTTATCGTAACGCTTGGAGTCTTTCTTTCGAAAGCGCATGTCTTCCTCATCCTTGAGAGACTCCTCTTCAATCCATTCACGGAACTTCTTATTCTTGCCCTTAGCCATTCGTATCTCACTTGTGCCTTTGGTAACTTAAGTTTAGATTTATTCAGTGGTTTTTGCTTTTGGTGGTCGACCACGTTTCTTCTTAGCTGGAGGCATATCTACTGATTCTGAGATAATACCATCAAACGCTTCGTTGATCGTATCAGCAGTTAATTGGGCAAAAGGTTTCTTTGCTAACATCTGAACGAGTAGTTTAGCATCATCAGCATCAACAGACTCCAACATTTGAATGAACAAGGACTCTTTTCTTACCTGAGTAAGGTTTTCACCCTCTTTCATTTCATTGACAAAGTATGCCAACTTACGAGCCTCACGATACAACATGCCATGCGTCTCACTATGCACTGACTCCTTGTATGGAGGTGGTGTCGCTGGAATTGAAAAACTCCATTTCTTGTCGTACATTAAGATAAGAATATTTCTCAATTCTTTACTATTGTTCTCTTTCAGATATGCGACTTGCTCAGATGTACTCTTCAATTCGCAAACTTCAGCAGTAATCTCTGCTAGTGATTTTGTAGTCATATTAAAACTCCGATATGCTTTCCATTAAGTTTCTTAGTTTATTCTTAATGAAGTAGTTTAACAATTGGCTTCTATCTTTAGGATTTTCTGCCTCGTATTCGTTGAGAATTTGATCTTTGATTCTATCAGGAACTAATTCCAAATCAATCACAGCTTTGTTTCTCATGTAGTTGCGTTTCACTTCCTCATTCATAGTATTTATATCAGAGAATTCAAGCAACCTTTTCTTGGTAATTGGTCGCTGTCTGATATTCATAACGAAAACATTATCGGCTGACAGGACATTAGGAACACCATCACCCTTATCGCCTCTAATTATATGCTCATGTAAGTAAGCCTCTGGATTAGAGTTTGAGATCCAACGCTTACGTGTGGGATCATACTGCTTTACATTTGCGTACTTCTGTAGTTGAATGTAGTCTTTGTCACCAGATAAAACAAGTATTGGATTACTACCAGTGTTTAACTGCTCACCTTCTTTGTGAACAATCGTACCAATGATATCATCTGCTTCAGCAGTTTCGATCTGGATTACTCTGTATGGAAAAAACTCTTTTAACTCATCACGAATTTTGTTGAGTGCCTGAAAGATTGCATTCCAATCTAACTCTGACTCTTCACGACCCTTTCTACGACCTGCTTTGTAGTAGGCGTATACTTGGCGTCTCCAATAGTTTTTATCATCAGCGCATATTACAAGTTCACCAAATTCTCGGTGAAACTTTTGTCTATTGAACCGCAGGGAGTTGAGTATCATATGTCTAAGCATATTCTCATCTACCTGGGCATTTTGGTGATTTCCCATTTGCATCATCATGTTGGAAATCATAACTTGGTTTAGGTCAACCAGTATCATAATATTCTCCTAGTTTGAATTAATTATCTTACTAATATAACACAAACTGATCGGTTTGTCAAGTAAATTATATAGGATCATTTTCAGATTCGTCCATCTCATCTAAAAAATCGAACAAGGCAGTCTCACAGTCCATATCACTATCAGCAAATATTCTATCTGATACACTCTGAAAGTGATACTCTTCTCCTAAAGTTCTATGTATCAATGCTCTTATTGATTCGATTAGAACCATAATGTCAAGCACTGACTCATAGTTTTCGGTAACATCATATCCTAATTCTGACATAGCAGACACTACATCATGCGCTACATCTACAGAGAACCTCTGTGCAATCTTCTTGTTTAAGATATGAACGTCTTCTTTGAGGTCAGCTATTTCTTCTGACCTCTGTTTCCGGTACTTTGAGAAATCGATAACATTCGTCATCTGATTATCTTCAAGATAACAGTATCTCTATTGATACGGGCATCTGTTGTAGATTGCTTAGTCTTCAAAGCCTTAAACTCTTTAAGTGCTTTAGACTTAGTAGCTTTGCCTATCGTCTCAATCATAGCTTCTGGCTTTCTCAGCATCTTCTTGAAGGACTCTTCTTGGTCATAGCCATGAATGGTACTACCTTTAACGAGGAATCCATCTCTTCGATCAGAGACAAGATACTTCATAACCCTTGTCTTAGTATTGAAGAGATACAATGCGTGGGCACCTACCATCTGTTCTGGCGTGACACTCGCAATCTTATATTCAAGTGATTCCTTGAGGTATAATACATTCTCGACTTGCTTACTCAGAGGAGTTGCTTTCTTAGTTCGAGGCTTACGTGTAGCTTTCTTACTAATGATAAACTTCTCACAGTCAGAAATTAGTTCTGATATGAAATCGTAGAACTTCTTCTGTTCTTTGATAGTCATATGACTGTAACCTTCAACAAGATCCTCAGTCTTATCTTCAATCAACTCACGGAGTTCTTCTTTGACTCCAGCATAGTATGAGATGGTATCTCTTGCAGTCTGAGCCGCAGTATTCTGTTTACGCATCTCATCATACAAAGACCAATCCTTATCTAAATCTCCAGTGAAGAAATCATCTACACATCCTTCGATTTCGCCAATAAACTCGTTAGTCTTTTCAGCAAGTAACTCATGAGGAGTCTTACGCTTAGGAGCTTTTACTGGCTCATCGTTATCATCTAACTGAACGTTTGATTCACGGTTTACTTTACCAGTCTCTAACAGTTCTTCAACATGCTTTAGTTGAAAATCTTTACTCGACTCAGGCAGAACACATCCATTGAGTTCCATCTTACACAAGCTGGACATAGTTGAAGTGCATCTCCAAGACTCGGCAGCCTTAAAGTTCTCGACACTCTCTGGCATATTCTTTTTTATCCAAGCAAGCATCCAAGACTGATAGGCTTTCTTCTCATAGAAGTATCCATAGTGCCGCATCGTCTCTGTAATTTTCTTTTGATAATCATCAGCAGAAATACTAGACCAGTCTGTGGTCTCATATCCAATATGACCCTCTTCGAGAGATCGTTGAGTTTTGCCTCTACGAGGCAGTTTTGTTTTAGCTTTTGCCATGTGTTACTCCATCAAGTTATAACGTATATTAACACAGTACGAAATGGTTGTCAACCTTTTTTTTCAAGTTAATAGATTTAATAGAAGATCATTCCATTGGTAAGATCGTTTTTTCCAGTTATATACATCATCAATAGAACTCTTTCGATTTTCTAGTTCACGCATCATCGATGCCCTGAGTCCCTTATGATTATATATGTTAAGAGTTCCTTCTAGTTCACTTGTAAATTTGTTGGCGTGTTGGAGTCTGTCTTCATCATAGCCATACATAGACGTATTGCTCAATGAAGTCTCTGGTAATGAGCCGTAAGAAGAGTGTAGACAAAAGCAGGATGCAGACATTGCTCGTATCAAAGGAGTGTACGAGACTTCTGGATAATCTGTAGGATATGCAAATATATGACTTCTATAGTATACGCCTCTCATAAAATCATCATCACATTTTCGATACCAATCGATCTTAGTATTAGAAATCAATTCACTTTCTAGACCCTCTAAATGCGAAGGTAGCTTTCTTTTATTGCCTCTATCGGTACATACTATAAGTCTAGCATTAGGAAATTTGCGCTTTGTGAGTCTTTTAAACGAGGCTAAAACTATATCAAGTCCTTTATTCATATCTCCTGCATATAAGATATTAGTGCTTAGTCTAGGCTTTTCATGTGTGACAATAGGATCTATAGCATCTCTCATCACAATACCATTTGAATATGGTACATCTAAGAATAGATTATACATTTGCTGTTGCCAATAGTTAAAAAATACGATCAAGTCGTATCTTTTAATTTCTTCTGGATCAACTTGATCTGGCGGTAGATGAGGTATCAGTATATTGATACGCCCATCCACGACAGAGTTGAAACTAAACTTAGGCAGAATCGTCTGATTCACATCTCGTTTAATGAGACGAATGATGTGATCAGAACAATTCTCGGTTACGATGTTAGGCGGCACTAGTGAAGCTTCCCGAAGGAACGTCAACACTGTCAACTACCTTTAGGCTGTCCCACCTAAATGATCTCCAACCATTAGCTTTAAGATCCCATACAGGTAAAGAGAAATCACTTGTCTTCTTACCCGGAGAATCATTTTGAATCGGCGCTTGATAAGAGAATAAACTCTCGCTCAATGTCGCACTCATCTGCCTTAAGGTGCCGTCAGCCTTGATGAACTCAAGATCGACTTGACCCGCTTTTAGTTTTTCCAAGATTTCTGATTTAGTCATTATCATTTTCCTCACTTTCTTTAGTTATATATTCATTCACTTTCACAGCGAATTCCTGGTATCCACCGACATGATCTTCACCCCACATAATTTGTGGAACAGTTTTCATACCAGGGAATCTTTTCGAAAACTCTTCGAACCCGATAGCGTCTACTTCAATGTAGTCGTGATCCAATTCTAAAGTTTCGCAAAGTTGCTTTGCTTTTAAACACCAAATACAATTTGGTGAGCCGTATATTTTAATCATAGATGTCTCCATTATCTTTATTATGTATAAGGGAACATCGAATGTGTTCAAGTTTTTGGTCACGTGTCCAT